ATTTTTATTTTTTTTAAAAAATGTGGTTCTTTTCGAAAAAAATAAAAATATGACTTATTATTAGTGTATATTAGATAATGAAAAATCAATTATTTAGAGTATTACCTTCAAGAGAATTTGTTAAAAATTACTTACAACTTTTTATTCCCAAGGGCTTCGACACATATTATCAATTTTATCGACAAGATGTTGTGGATAAAAAAGTTGCACAAAAGATGAAAAGATCATACTTCAAAAATAATTTTAGGAAGTATTATTTACCATGTAAATATAACAAATATTTCCCAACAATTGATGAGAAGAAAGCTATAACAATATTGCGACAACTTTTGAAAATATATGGATACAATATTATCTCAAGAGAGAAATATGAAAGAGGTAACAAATATTTAGTATATAAACTTGTAAAAACTCATGAACCAGTTAAAACCAAAAATGGTGTAGGAACTAATATAGTATACTTCGACTAAAAAGAGAGTGCCTCTCTCTTTTAAACTCTACGCTCAGTCTTCCCGCTATGCGAGAAACTGGTGTTAAATTGGTTATGTTTATTGTGCGTAAAAAAATCTATATTATATCAATGAACGTATTCAACTCCTCGTTACAAAAACATCCAGGAATACAAATTAGATATAGTCTGGATAATATTATTAACCGTTCAAGAAACAATAATAATAATGACAATAATAATGACAATGATAACAATAAAAACAATAATAGGAATAAAAATTCTAGACATATGAATAATAACTCAAGAAATAATGATCAAAATAACGAAAATAATAATTTAAATATAAATAGAAGAAACAATGGAAATAACAGAAACAATGGAAACAATAGAAATAATGAAAATAACAGAAATAGTAGAAATAACAGAAACAATGAAAACAACTTAAACAATATGAATACTGTAAACAATGGAAAGAATAGAAACAAAAAAAACAATATGAACACTGTAAAAACTGTAAACAATGGAAAGAATAGAAACAAAAAAAACAATATGAACAATACAAATAATATGAACAATGTAAACAATGTAAACAATATAAACAATGTAAACAATGTAAACAATGTAAACAATGTAAACAATGTAAACAATGTAAACAATGTAAACAATGTAAACAATGTAAACAATGTAAATGATAGAAATAGAAAAAATAATGTAAATACTGAAAACAAGAGAAACAAAGTGAATAACAATAACTCACAAGTGAACAAGAACAACAAGAATAACAAGAATAATAATACTGTTCACAATAAGACTAAAAATCATTTCTTTGTTGGATACAAATTGGATAATAATACATCTAATCAGTTGAAAGGAATCCAGAATGCATTCTTGAAGAAGTACAAGATTAATAATGTTAAGAAAGTTAGAACTTTCCATGTAAGATTTGTTTATTTAGGATACATCGACGATGAAACAGCAACTGAATTTTATGAGTACATGATGCCTTTGGTAAATGCTGTTATCAATAAGTTTAAACCACTTCATTGTGAATTGGCAAATTTGGCATTCCATGGAAAAAATTCAGTATACAATAAAATTGTTTTACAGTTTAATAACAAATTCTTAGGACTTATTAAACAATATTTAAGAAAATACGGAACAAATAATGTGTTCGGAGATAGTATGAACATTGATAAAATTTCTGATCTACATGTTAATTTAGTTACCTTTAACAAGTCTGATAATAAAAAGAATCTCAATGATATTAAAAATGGAGCTAAACAATTCAAGGTTTATGCAAACAGTTTTAGAATTGATTCTGTCCAATTGCTCAAAGGTGAAACAACAGTTTTAAGATCTGGTCAACCATCAAAAGATGATGAAATGTTCATGGATCCTTTACAGAAATATACAAGAAATTTCAAAGGTCAGCTTTAAGAATTCATTTCAGCTTGGAGTTTATCATTTGCACTATCATATTCATCATAGATATATTGTATTCTTTCACTATTAGTAGTTAATTGTTCCTGTAATGAACTATATTCACTTGCAAGAGCATCATATTTAGAATTTAAGTTGGTAATTAACACACTTAAATTAGATGAAGATTCATCACAACAAAGTTGACCAGTATCAGATGATTCTTCTTCATTATCTGTTGTAGTTGGAAATATTACTGATGTTGGAGATGTTACTGATGTAGAAGTTGTTAAATGTTCTATTTTTGTTGGTTGCTTATGTAAAAATGCGTAAATAATAATAAGAATGATTAGTGATCCAAAAAAAACATATGACATTTTCATTGTTTATTGTTTTATAATATTACAAATCTTTTTTTCTTAATATCGTAAAATACTCATAATTGTGCGACCTTTTTTAACGTCTTTTCCACATATAATATCTATTTTTGTAACCAAACCATCAACATTAGATTTAATAATAAATTTAGTTTTTGAATCATCATGATTATAACTTATTATCTTACAAAGTTTATCTCCAACTTTTATAATATCATTTAGTCCAACATAAATCTCATCAATGTAGCAAGTTTCAGGAGAAATAACATCATAAATATCAATAAAACTCTTTGAATCATTTGTAGCATACATATCCTTCTCTTTATTATAAATCTCAATTGCTTTTTGCTTATGATGAATAAAGTTTTTTTGATTTGTCGTGAAAAAATTACGATAATCAGAAATATCAAACTTGTGTGATCTCACATCAATATAATATTTCCCTAAATTATTGTGATTTAAAATAGAATAAAATGCACAATTTGTTATTAACTCAAAAGTAACAATATCAAATCTCCTCAAAATAAAAGTTTTATCCTTCCCATTAAAAACTGGAATTGTTTTCCCAACAATAGTTATAGCCTCATTTGTTTGTGGTGTTTCATAATGAATATTTGTAAAGAATTTACCAATAGTTATCGTTCCATTTTCAATTGTTTTATTAATATTTCGTTGAATAAGAAATAATCTATTTCTTGGGTCATATGGTATTAAGGAAAAGGAGTTTGGATTTATTGAGTTGATATCTACTACAATAAATCGCATTTTTTCGATAAATTGTTTAATATCTGATTTTTTCTCAATATTATTTATCCTAAGCAGTGAATTAACATATTTATCTTCTGAAAAATATTTCTTATCCAAAATAATTGGAAGTTTTATTTTTCTGGTTTGAATATTGCTTTTGATTCCAATTTCTTTTTCAATTTTATAGATATCAAGTGCTAATTTTTCTCTGTCAATATCTCCACAATTTATAATATAAGAATTCAAACCGAATATTACAGAATCTTTATTGATATTTTTCATTTTACCATTAATAATGTATTCCTCAATTATTTTTTGTCGGAATGAATATTCAATAAATAGATTATCTTTGATTGTACTACTTTTTATTTTGGAGTAATCAACCAACAGATGATTATCACCCATTAATCTTATTTCAACAGTTATGAGATTGTTTTTATCAAGATATGATAACAATAATAACTTTGTTTCGGATATATCATCTAATCTTGATTTTTTTCCGACGAAAGCCGTTTTGAAACCAATAATACTTTCAATAACTTTTGTTTGATGCCATGTAAAACTCAAACTACATTTCAAAAATCCAATTACAGATATACCCTTTAGATAATTCAATTTCCAAAGTTCAGATGAAATAATATTAAAAAGTGAAAGCCCATCATAATAATCATAATTACTACTTGTTGTAATAAATAATCCTTGTTTATTTAAAATAACAGTTCCTTTCGAATATCTATATTTTTTACCTTTTATTTGTACAGAATACCGTTCATAAAGTTTATTAATATATTTCGAACCTTTGATACTTTTACACATCAACTTGACTGTTTGATTCTTATTATCTATTTTTTCAACCTTCCATTTATTTGAATAAATAAAATTGATAACCTTTTTATTGAACTTATCTGTAAAAGAGGATTCAATAACTTTGAGACCATAATTATTACCAATTTTTGGAATTAAAATATTAGCTTGTTTTGGATTAATAATTATTGATTGTTTCGGTTTATTAAAAAGTATTTTTCTTGATTTTATGATTGTTGATCTCATTGAAAAATTCTTATTTCCTCCAACCGAAAATCCATTAGAAACTGCAACATAATTTAAATTAACTGAATCCACCTCTGTTCTTTTAATCACAAGGATAGATCCAGATGATACTTCGATAACGTTATATGTCTTCTCCAGTTTATCATCAAACCACACCTCAGTATTGGCTGTTGAACCTGTAACACAAACATATGTCTTATTCATAAAGATTAATTCAATATTACTATTTTTAATTTGTACCAATTGACAATCTTTTTTTGGATTGTTACCAACTATGAAATTAGCAATTCTTGAATTATATTTATCAAGAATAAAATGATCCGAACAATTACAAACTGAAACATTGTCAATAGAATCACATTTCACAATATTCATGATATTTATTTGATCAACATTATACAAATTTCTTATATGTGTTTGATTACCTCCAGCAATAAAACCAATATCAGAATAACAAATCTCCTTAAACAAAATATTTGTTGTTGATTTCAATAACAATAATATATCCTTTCTTGTTTTCCCCTTTCTTTTCTTCTTGATGTGTAATTTTTTCGTAGAATATAAACTCTTTTTTCCACTATCAGCTTTATAAAAAGGCATGAAATCATTATAATTAAAAATAATTTCATTCATCACAATCAATCCACTTTTCACTTTAGGGTTAGTACTTGAATATGAATCACCAAACTTAATCTCATATAAATCAATTCCGAAAATCTTAATAAATAATTCTCTTTTATTCAATAATTTGTCAATAGATTGAATTGAATAAAAATATGTATTTCCTGATAGATTATCTACAATAAATTCAACACAACCAAATTTCAATTTGAAATATTCAACTATTTTAGCTAAATCCTCTCTAATAAAATTATTACCCTCAAGTTGATAAGACTCCATAATTATATCCTCTTCTAAAAATGAATATAAAACTTTATAACAATCTAATATCTGATCATCCAAAAAGAATACCTTAATCTTCACAAACTTTTCTGGGATATATTGCAAATAAAATTCTTGGTTATCTCCAGTATAATAGTTAAAGAAATCTACAAAATTTATGAGATAATCTTTGTATTTAACCATTTCATTAGGATCTTTCAATTTATGTAAAATTGTTTTACTTTTATTTGTTCTTAGGAGTATTGGAAATTTCATATCGAGTGATTCAATAATAAGATTGTTGTAATCTGTGTGTTGTTTGCTTTTTTTAAGAATTGGAATTTTTAGGTTGTATCGAACTATTTTGTCGATACTATTTTCGTCTAAGAAATTTATCCGATCATTTAAAATATTTATACCTATTCTTTTGCATTTTTGATAGAAATCATTATCAAAAATATTTACAAAATCGTGAGTTATATAGAGAGTATCAATATTATTTTCCTTCATATTTGTTATGGAAAGTTTACCAGAATAGAGATCATATTTATCTTTTAAAAAAAGTTTTAATTCTTTTGAAGAACCATAAATATATATTTTATTTGTCATGATTATTTATAAAGGCAGTTTTTTAAATGTTTGATCTCAATCTAGAATATCAACGAGTGATTTTTCCAAGTTTTTCTTGATAACAGTTTCAACTTTTGATTGAAACATAAAAGGTTTAAGAAGTTTGATAATTGTTGTCAAAAATGATTTTTCTTTCAAAATGTAGATTTTATGTACAATAAATTCAAGTAGGTCACGATTCTCTTTGAAGTATCTGAGTTCATTTTTAACCACTTTTATTAATTTGCTTTTTAGAGTGTTGATATCGATTATTATATATATTTTTCGTTCAAAATCTTTGTAAGTATCGTTGTATAGTTGTAGAAGATCTGTTCTATAGTTTATGTAATCATCGTCATATTTGGTGGCGATCATTTTTACGTATAATATAATTTTATCGTTTTCGTTGTAAAGTTCGAAAATGTTGTACAGGTGGTTGTTAATAAGTTTTAACATGTATAATAATATAATTATTAAAAACCACAATACAAAACTTGAATTTAACAATTTAAAAAATATAAGATTTATTATAAAATAGAATGTCGGAAACAAGTAATATTTTAATTATTGTGAACACAGATAGTGGAAAAAAGAATTCACTGAAAATATGGAATAATCTAAAATTAACAAAAAATATCAATTCATTATACAATTGTGAATTGATATTGACATCAAGTTATGAAGAAATGTATTCTTACTTTATAAAAAATAAAGAGGAAATAAATAATAAACATTACAAATTTATCATGTTTATATCTGGTGATGGTACAATTTACAGATATATAAATATGGATTTGTCCTTATCTTCATTGGAAGATGTTCCTATATTTCATTATCCAGCTGGTTCTGGAAATGGATTTTATAGATCTATTACAAATGAGATGAGTTTGAAGAATATTGATGATTATGTGGATTGTATTATCAGAGATGATCATAATGTGAAAAAAATGGATTTAATGGATATTTTGATGTCGGCCAATGATGAACCTAAAGATTCTGTTAAAGCTTTTCTAAGTATTTCATGGGGAATGATTGCAGATGTTGATATAGAAACTGAGGATTATAGATGGATGGGTTATTTCCGTTTTGTTTATGGAGTTGTAATGAGTATAATCAAAAAACGTGGTTATCATGGTATCCTAAAATATAAAGTAGAAGATAGTGAAGAAGTAATAGTTGAAGGTAATTTTGTTTTATTTTTAGCTAATAATTTAAGTCATATTACACATAATAGTTATTCTTCACCACACTCCAAATCGGATGATGGTTATATTTTCATTTCATATATATTAACACCAGTTTCAAGGTGTGAATTATTAAAAATTATGTTGAATTTTGATAATGGAACATATATAAATCATCCAAAAGTTAAATATGTTAAGACCAAGAGTTTTTCTTTGGAGAAGAGTAATGGGAAGATTGTTATTGATGGAGAGTTGATTGATAATTCAATTAATAAAATATATGTTGAAATCGAAAGTAAATCTTTGAAGTTCGTTTCAAAGTGAATGTGTGAAAAAATCTATGTTATTTTTATATAATGAATTGGTTGAGTAATGATATGGGGTTTATTGTTGTGGTGTTAGTTTTGTTTGTTTTTAGTTTTTTTATGGTTAGAAAAACTATGCCAAAAACATTTCTTGATATTCAACACATGTTGATGTCTCCTAGATTTTGGGTTCATTTTGGTGTTATGGTGGTTGTATCAATTGCGGTTTATATTAAACTAAAGCTTTATGAGAAAAAGAATGATACAGATAATGAAAATTATAAAAGGTTAAAGAATGCATTGAAATCTGCAGTTGTTGCATTTTTCATTGCGTTTTTCGCAAAATTTGATTTAGTATTTATTCCATTTTACTTCATTTTCATCGCTGTGTTTTTTATTGACGCTGACTGAACAAGGATGTTTAGATCTTAATAATTTTTCCAGATTTGTTTTCAAAGTCTTTGTTGTGTGAAATAAATATTCCTGTTTTATTATTCTTCTTTAAAAAGTTCAATATATATGAGTGGATTTTTTTAGCTGTTGGTAAATCAATTGCAGATAATGATTCATCAAAAATATATACTGACTTCTTTGTATTATAAAGTGTACGAGCTATTAAAACTCTTTGTTTTTGTCCTTGTGAACATTTCTGTCCGTTCATATTGAGATCTGGTAGTTTCAACATTTTAGCCAACATCATTAATCTTTTTTTGTCATATTTCTCATCCAAAATAATATTACTCTTCAATGAAGCATTGAATAGAATAATAGCTTGAGGAACAACAGATATTTGTTGACGCAGGGTCTCCAATTCAATATCTTTGATGTTAATTCCGTTTATTAAAATTTCTCCACTACAACCTTTTGTTGAATCGACATCATATAATCTACACAAAAGGTTAATAATTGTACTTTTACCTTTTCCTGAGTCTGCACTTAATGAGATAATATCACCTTTGTTGATTACGAAGTTCATATTGTGTAGGGTTGGTCGGTCACCAAAGCTGTAAGTTACGTTTTTGAATTCTATTTTGTCAACAGTTTTGATTCTTTTGTGAAGTGAATCTTTTGGTTTTAATATCCAAACTGGACAAATCTTTTCTATATTTTTGATATTTTGGTATTTATCAACAAGTACACCGCTTAAGTTCTCAATATATGTTGCAATGTTGAACATTTGAAGAATGAGGAAAACTCTGGTTGCAATTGGCATATTTTTAATTTTAATAATCAAATACAAGTTAACAATAACTGTTAAAATAAATATAATAGATGGGCCTTTGTAAATGTAGAAATCCATATTTTTGAATTCCATTAATGCTTTTGATTTGGCATCGAAAGATCTTTTGAGTTCATAATTAATGATTTGTTCAAGAGAGTTGTATTTGATATTCCAGATGTTGAGCATGACATTTTGGAAAGTTTTTTCGAATCTATTTAGTTTTTTTAAATAAATATCCCATTTTTTATTAAGCCATCCTACTGCAAATTTAAGATAGATGATAATAGCTATTATACTAATTACAATAAGACCACTGATTATTGGTGAGTAATAAAGGAAAATGAAAACTGAGATAATAATCATAAGTGCGCGCCAAGTGAATGAGAAGTAGAATGTTTCAGTGAAGTATCTTATGTGTGTGACTGAATCTGCGACTGATGTTAAAACTTCTTCATTGTATTTCTTGACTTCTTTAAAATCTGCTGAGAAGAAAGTATTGAGGAAGTAATCAAAAAATGTTTCACTGTAATCATAAACTTGTTTGTTGACATAAATATCCAAATAGTAGTTTGTTATGAAACCAGAAATAATCATTGCTATGTAAAAGAAAAGGTATTTAGGTTGTTGGAGATCAACAATTTTACCAGTTAAATAACTTTTAGCAATTTGTGTGCCAGCAAAGTAAAGTGAAAAAGTAAAAATAAGAATCAACTTCTTTTTGTCAGTGAATAGTTTTTTCACTATATCATTGAAGCATATCATATAAAATACTGTTGATTAAAAAAATAAAATAGTTTTCAA